AGCATGCCAAGACGCATCTGCACGGTTTCATCAGAAAGAAACTCACTCAGCTTTTGCACGACTGGCGTTAGCGATTCGTAAAATGGAGCACCAATAACGGCCAGAACGTCTTTCCATACGCGCTGCAAGTTTCCGACGACGTTCACCCAGCCGTCCATTTCACGCGCTGCCTGCCCGGTTGCGCCGCTCTGGTCATAGATTTCCTGCGCAACGTTGAGCATGAGGTTCTGTTTCTGTGCTTCTGTTAGATTCGTCCATTTCGTGCCGTACAGCTCGACGGCTTTAGAGTTTCGCTGGCTTTCTGATGTGAAAAGACCGATAGCGTCGCCCGCCTCAGTATTGCCACGAAGGAAAGAGCGCAAGCGCACGTCTGCGTCCTCAAGGCTGATGTCGTAGTATGCCGCCGCGTCAGCCGCGATGCGGGTATACTCATCCATCATCGAGAGCGCCCCCGCCGCGTCAATGCCTGCACCCTTGAACTGGCTGAACGCCTTGGTGCCGACCTGCTGCAAGCGCGTTGCAAGGATGCCCGTGCTATTGCTGACGCTTTCAAGAACGCCGTTCGCGGCTTCTTCGATGCCTTCAAAGGTCGCTGCAAACTGCGCCTTTTCTGCCGCTACATCGGCTGCGGCTGTGACTGCATCCTTGGCAAAGTCCGCAATCGTCGAAAATGCGCGCTTTACGCCGTCTGCAATCAACTGCGCCTTTGCAACCATCCACGTATCGAGCTTTTCAAAGCCCTGCTTTGCACCCTTGATTCCCTGCTCATACTCCTTGGAATCCAGCCCAATCTTGGCTACAAGCGTAAACAAATCCACGCTTTACCCCTCCCCTCTTGCTTTTTTTCTTCTCTCATGTTCTTCAATCAGGTCGTTGATGATCTCCTGACCCGTTCGGTTGTCCTGCTCCACCAGCCCGACAAACTCTTCATAGCTCACTGGTTCGCTCCCCATCGCCTGACAGATGGCGGAAAGCATCTTCGCGCTGTACACGCCCCCCAGCCACTTTTGACGGTCATCTGCCAAAAGGTCGGAGAGTGCCGCGATTGTCGGTGGTGCTCCGTGCCTGTAAATCGCCGCCGTTACAGCTTTTCGACCGTACGCACGGACGATGTAAAAAAATCCATCAGGTCGGGATCTGCGAGCGCGTTTTTCAGTTCCTTAATGGTCTGCATGCCATTCTGACTGCGGATTTCCTTAACGGTTTTGCCGTTGATTGCCGCCAGAATGGCGAACGTGTCCTCCCGATGATCGCCCAGCAACAGCGGAACGAACTTGCCAATCATCATGGATGTCTGCTGGATGTTGTTCATGCCGCTTTTGCTCAAATCGGCGATTTCTTGAAAGGTCTCCGTCGTCTTCTTGTCAAAGCCGATCCGCTCAATCGGTTCCGCGATTTTGCAAAGACAGATAGACAGTTCTTCACCGTTCATTTCCGAAAGTTTCATATTCTCACCTCAAAAAAAAGAAAAGCGCCGAAGGCAAAGCCCCCGGCGTGTTGTTACTGCGCCGCTTCGTCAAAAAAATAGATCGCGCAAGGCGCGTAATCGTTGTTCTCCACGGTGTCCTGATAAGCGTGGAACTCGACCGGGAGCGTACCTTCACCCTTGTCGCTGAAAGTCAGCGTCACGCCCGTGTTGTTCAGCGCATTGTCAAGCGCGATGGCGACAAGTCCCTTGGACGTATTCCCGAACCAGACGAGATTCTGGATATAGTCGCCATCCTCGATATTGGTTCTCAGCTTGATTGTGGTCTTTTTGCCAGTCGTAAAAGACTTGTCCTCGGTCTTCTCAGCCGTGCCGAGTGCAAGCACGAAGTTATCCGGCGTGATCTCCATAAGCGTCGCGGTCAGCTTGATATCCCAAGTATCAATGACCGTACTGCCTTTGAACTCATACCGCTTTCCGTCGGCCTCGATGCTGCGCATGGTCGGAGACGCGGTAAACGTACCGCCGCCTCGCGTCGCGCCCAGCGCCTTTGTGCCGTCCTTAATGGCGGCGAAAAGTGCTTCTTCGAGCGTGCTGTAATCGGTGTAGGTGCTCACGTCAAAATTTTTGATAAAAGCGCCCGCGTTGAGCTGCAACCGCTCGAACGTCTGCGGTCTGACAGCCGTAACAGGTTTGCCCATTTATATCACCTCGATTGATACGAATTGATTTGAAAATTGAGATACGCGACTTTGATTTCCGGGTTTGCGATGGGCTGATACTGCACCAGCGGGTCAGCGGGACGAATGGCGACGTAGCCGTTCGCCGTCGGAAGCATGAGCAACTCGCCAACCGCCCTTGTAATCTCGTCAACCTTGGCGTTTATTTTCTTATAGCCTTCTGACCGATACCAAACCCGCGCCTGATGGCTTGCGGCGTTTCGCCAGTCCGGCTCAATGACGGTGTAGGTGATGTATGGGGGTTTCGCGTCCTCCGGCACGTTGCTTTCCGGGTATGCGTCAATGCCGAACCCGGAATAAAAGCTATATAGTGCCTTTGTCGTCTCGTTCACGTCGGAAGTTCCCACCTCTCAGCCGTCACTCGCTCAAAGTCGAACGTCGCCACGTCAGGCGGTCTGCTGTCGGTGTAGTCACTCGTCACTCGGAAGATTGCCCCGTCCGAAACGCGGCGGAAAACCTCGTGATACTCAAGCGCAACGCCTCGCGCCGTCGTGATGGTGTAGACACTGGAAACGCCCTGCTTCTCGGCGACACGCGCTTGCAAGCTCTGATCTTTGACAATCGCCGCGTCGAACTTGTCACCGTCCGTCCAGCTCGTTTCAAAGCCGCCCAGTCCGTCAGGGACGCGCTTTTTTTCCAGCATCACGCACGACTGCAAATATCCATCAATCAGCTCTGCGTTAATCATCGCTTATCCTCCGATAAGGGGTAAGGCGGGAGGCAAAAGCCCCCTGCCAGCCCGTCGGCGCACCAGTCGTGCCGGATGCGCGGGAGTAACTGTAACCGCCGAAACTCTCAGAAACCTTGTCGGTCACCGGGTTCTTTTCCGTGTACGCTGTGATTTCAATCGCAAGCTCTCTGACGCTTTTCGGAATTGCCAGCGCCCAGATTTCGCCCTCGAAGGTTTCATCCGTCAGTGTCTCGCCACTCTGATAGACGTGCAGCCCATCGGAAAACACGCTGCCCTTAATGCGGTAATACTGTCCCGGTCTCAGAAAGTCAACGTCAGGGATGCCGGAAGCGATGGTGAACGTCCCAGTGTCACACCTGACGGGAAACCAGTTTCGCAAGTGCGTCAGCACCGCTTCAAGCATCTCCATAGCTTACTCCTTAGCCGCCGACAGACGGAGTGCCCTTGGCCGACGCCTTGGCCGCTGCCGCAGCGGGCTTGGTGAACGTCGCAACCGCGATGCCGTCCAGATACTCCGCCCAGAGCTTCATGCCCATCAGCGCGTACATGTCGCCAGTGGCGCGGCTGTAATCGCCCTCGGCGTGAACGCCGATCAGGTTGGTTTCGCCCTTGACGGTATAGTTCAGCCCCAGCTTGCCAAAGTCGCTGTCGCCGGGGTCGATGTAGTACAGGTCGATGTTTTCCACCGGAGTGGCGATGACTTTGTTCTGAGCGATATACTTGGTCGGCAGAAGGAAAAGGGTACGGTAGCCTAGGAAGTTCTCGATGTAGTTCACGCCGAAGGCGGTCTGCACGGTGATATCCTTGTCGCCGAGGTAATCATAAGCGTCAAGGATGTTGGTAAAGCCCACGACCTCGGTCACGTCCTTGTCCATGCCAGCGAACTTCTCAAGCACCTTCGCCTTGCCCATGGCAAGCGCACGCTGCCAGCTCGTTTCGCCGGTCACTTTCAGCGAACCGGTGCCGAGGAAAGTGTAGAAGTCGGTCAGAAC